ACGTGTCCAATTGTAGACCCTATAGATACGTTAGAGGCTTCAATGTTCGAGTCTGCGTATATGATATCACCTTGCGCCGTGAGTACAGAACTCAAATCTGTATCACCTCCATTTCTACTGTATTTTTGTGTTGACCGTCCAGTCGAACACCGGGTCATCTTATATATGTATGAGACATTTTCCAACCGAAAATGCACTCGGTTTTGGTTTTTCTGTTGACTGTCCAGCAATGTTAAACCCACCTTGTTTATACACCTTGAGACGTTTGTTGTACATAGCAAAAAATACAGACCACTGGTCAACAACGTCATAAATACGCGGGTTGTTCTTCTTACCGCTTGTCTCGCGCATAATACGCCCAATCGACTGGATAATATCCGATTTAGGGGTTGCGAGAATAACTGTATCAAGTGTGGGAATGTCTAAACCTTCATGCGCTTGGCTGAATGTCGCGAAAATGATTTGTTTTTTACTGGATGTTGCGAGGTCAGCCTCTTTCATACCACCCATATATAAACCCGAAGTCGTTTTAAACTTTTCGTGCAGGAATTCGCAATGGAATCGTCGATCACTGAGCACTAAAATCTGGCGTGTTGTTTTTGAAAGATCTTTAATCGTTGAGAGAATAAGACGGTTTCTGTCTGGTATTTCTGTAACTTCTGTAACCATGGTTGCTAACGATAACTTTCCGAAACGTGTACACGGTGGTGGATCTTCGTACCGGTCACATTTAAACTCGAGAGGAAACACGTCAACTTGTGCCTGATTCTCTCTTTCAACCGAAAAGAACGTAGGTCCCATGAACCAGTGTAACACTTTCGTGAGTCCATCCTTCCTGTTCGGAGTTGCAGATAAACCGTAAATGTGTTTCGGGCACATTTTGAACAGTGATTGTGAAAATACTTTTGCACATATATGGTGTGCTTCATCAACAATAAGTGTTCCTATACTGTCAAAATCTCCAAATGAATATTCTTTGAGTGAGAGTGACTGGAGCATAGCAATTACAAAATCACAATTAATTTCTTTTTTATTTTGTTGTACGATCCCAATCGTCGCCCCGGGACAAAACTGTTGAATACGTTCGCGCCATTGGTTGGCTAAGAATTCTTTGTGTACGACAATCATCGTACGGTATCCGAGTTTACACGCTATGGCCAGGGATACGGTCGTCTTACCGAACCCACATGGGAGCGAAAGAACTCCGTGACCAGCTTCAACAGCTTTGGAAAGTGCTGTATTTTGAAACGTTTCATCGCGTAACTTTCCCTTAAAGTTTATTTTAATTTTCGTAGGTTCGGGTCTATTATCTTCTTGGGGTGTGCCAAACTTTTGTTCACCGTAAAATCTCGGTACACATAATCCGGTTTTCGATTTCCTGAACACTTTAAACGATGGAGGTGCTTGACCGAAGTCTCCGTTAACAACTGGACGAACTGTCAGTTCTTTTTTAACTTCCGGTGTATCTGGTGTAATATAACCTGTACGCGTGAGTTTCATACTGTATTCGCGTGTACTAACTTTATATACGACAATTTCCACGAGTATCCACTATAGTCACCTACGTGCCAACACCCCATAAAATCTGTATCGACTTCAACGTCGTCACCCTTTTTAAGAGATTGAACGGGTGCACCTTCGTATTTACACATTACGCGCCTGTATCTATACGGGACTTTCACTGTTAGTATACTCCCCTCGAGAGGATTATCTACATGAGAAGTTGTGAGTAGTTTTCGTGCATGGAAATATTCTACACGCTTTTTAATTGAATCGGGAACAAAGAAACGTATATATTGTTTGTTATTACATTCGTACATGGGAGTATATACGGAAGCATTGAAATGAAGTGGCATACTTAGTATACACTATTTTCTATAAGTGACTCCACTTGGCAATTCTCTTTAATGTCCATCTATGATCGATGTCACGGCGAAGGGTGAGTTTCTTCACTTTAAAAACAACTTCACCTTTCGTCGGAGGTACTTGAATATACCCAAGAACCATCGACATTCGTTTACCAGTCGGGGCGAACGTCTCTAACATGTACGGAAAATGTTCCTTGAAGTATTTCCACTGGGCAGTGTTTCGACACTCCCTCGGCTTATACTTATGGATCACACCCCAAACGAAACGTTTCACAAATTTTAGCCGTTCACGGGGGTCTTGTGGACCTTTTTCTGATAAACCGAGACTTGCCATCATGGCAATGAACGATTCTATATAACAGAAATGATGTTGGGAAAGCTCATCATACTGTGATACTTCATATGCAGATTCTAATAACCTTTTGGGAATTCCAGCTGAATAGGTTGGATTTTTGAAACTCTCGAATGAATCTGCTACAAACCCTCCGGTTGGTTGTGGTGAGTCACATGACATGGAGATTGTATACTTCACGGGTAGTGCATTTTTAAGTGGTATTTCGAAATCCGATACATTTTTTATCATGGAATCGTAAAAAATACACACCTTTTTCATGTGATCTACACGCGCCATACCATAATGACCAGTGTTATCACCGTAGATCGCCTCCATCAATACAAATTCAATACGTTTCGTATTCTTGAATTGAAGCTCCTTCGTGTTACTACAATGAAAATTGAAATCTACACGCGATTCTCTTTGTATGTCTCTTGCAATGAGTTCGAAAACACCATTCCTGTGAAGATACAATTTCGCCATTTCAGATGCATCTTCTATAGCCAATAGGGTTTTAGCCTTTTTGTTTGTAGTTATCCTAGATTCAAGGTAATCGTCTCCATCAATCTCATCGGTTTCGCCCTTGAGATTGAGAAGTGTATTTCTATAAAGTGTATCTTTTAAAAGTTTAATCGGTGTAAGCGACATTATATTTTTAGATTTTGAATTGAATTGATACGACTTAAGTTAATTTTTATCTTCAAGACCCAAACGTTTAAGTTTCTCGAGAAATTCTCTGCGTTCACCCGGGGATTTGATAATAGTACCGGTCTTCAAACTTTCAACTTCTGGTCCTGATAGATGCATTGCATTTACTCTAAAGTCTGTGAATGCCTTCATCGTGATAGGTACGAGTGGTTCTACGAGGGTGTATATAGCATTCGCAAACTCCCTGATCTCTTTTTGTGCATGCGAATCCATACGAAGATGGAGATAGTGCATGAGATTGTGTAGGTTGATCTTCCAATAAAATTCAGTGTATGTCGATTGAGGAAGGTTTCCCCTCGCTTGTTCCCGACAACACCCATTTTCTAGAAGATCTTCATATAGTTCAAACGACTGTTCAAGGTGACGACTTACAGCCGTACGCTTTTCTTCTGGGATAGCCACTTCACCTTCCGACCCCTGGTGGTTCACTTCTGACTGCCCACGCAATGTTTCTGGATTGTAATATTCTTTGGGGACGACTGAATATCGGGCAGATAATTCATTGACACTCGCAGTTCTATGTCGAAGGTGTTGACGCGCGATATACAATGGCATTTTAATATGAAACTTAAATTCAACCATTTCGAATGGCGTAGTGTGCCAGTGACGCATCAGATACCGTATAAGTCCAGTATCACCTCGAGAAGTCGTCGTTCCATCACCGTACGAGACCCGAGCGGACTGTACGATGGAGTTATCGAGATTTTCTCTTGGCATGTGATCCACGAGTCGAACAAAACCATGGTCGAGGACCTTAATTTCCATTATATTTTATTAGTGTTCTATTTCTTTAATCAAGTCATCCAACGAACGGTAATATCTTTTGAGATCTTTCATGAATCTTTTATTATTTTCCAAACACTCACACTCTACTTTATTTTTATAAATATATGCGAGATTAGACTTTGAATACTTTGTTCTTTTTTGATTCTCGTTTGGTTTTCTTGGAACAAGTTTTTTATTGGCAACCTTTTTAGATTTTGGTAAAGGATCTATACGTTTAGTAAAACTGATAGCTTGCATGACCGTATCTGCAAGATCATCCTTCTTCTTCGAAGCATCGAACATTGGTAACCAGTGTTGATTGGTTTCAGTTGTTTCCAGGAATTTACGACACCGTTCTATGGCGGTCTTTTTACGTTTAAGATACTGTGCACGACCAGGTCCTGCTACGTCGGGAATTTTAAAACGTGCATCGTATATGATTGTTTCAGCTTCGGGTGCTCTAATCACGAAATATGCATGTAGAAAGTGCATGACAGAAACCATTTTCTTGTTGCGGTCAGGTTGCTTCTCGATAAGAATCGTATCGCACGTAAGAATCCATGGACGTTCATCTAAGTGTTTACGCAGGGAGACGTAAATACCGTCTTTATGTTCGGGTGGTATTCCCGATACGTCCCACTGAATAACTGTGTTGGACGTATCGTTGAATTGACACATTGCTAAATTTCGTATTCCGACATCTATACTAAGTATCATTCTTGTATATAAAGAATAAAACACTTTAAGCCTTTAACTTATTTAAATTTTGATATTAACCAAATAATTAATAAAGCTAATAAGGCGTAACCTGCGTATTTGAGATATTGCCCAAATCCTTCAAATGGGTTTGGAAATTCATCAATAACGTCATCTGCTAAATCACCGGCGAGATCAACACCTTCTTCTACTACCTCGGCGGCGAGGTCGGCACCCCCTTCCACGATATCACCCACAGCTCCCCCGATATCACCCAACGGCCCTGGGGCATCGTCGAGTGGTGCGGCTATCTTCTCAAATAATGACGA